GCCATTGCTTGAGCAATATGTCTCAAGAAATGATGAATGTCGCCGTTTAAGCAATCAATCTGTCTGATGATGCCCTCGATCTTTTTGGCTTCATCGCCTTGTGTTCTCTTGATCTTGGCAACAACCATTTCTGTTTCGATCAAGTTCATTGTTCCGTTAGGAGTGGCAACTTCATAAACTTGATTATCAAGCTGTTTTTCGTTGAAGTATGTGTTGAAGAAAGTGTTCATTTGGTTTGGTTTGTTTCGCTTACATTCTTATTATAATAAAATTAAATTGATTTGTCAACAATTATATTAAAATTAAACCCCCTGAAGAGGGGGCGTTGGAATTATGATTGCCAGTAATGAGAAAAAGTTCTATCCATGTGATAAGGAATATTTACACGTTGTAAAATCTTTTTTCCTGTCATAGCGCAAATTCCCTCTTTTTGTTTTTCAATGTTTTTTAAGAAGAAATCATTTTCAGCAATCGCGTAATCATTTTTATTGAAGTTATCAACATAAGGAATTTTTGATAATCCTTTTTCGCATCTAGTAATAAAAGTTTTGGCTGCACTTTCTGTTTTCCAAGATTTTTTAACAATTCCTCTTTTTGCTGTATAAGCAAGTTTTGTTGTTTCTTTGTGATAAATAACAAATGACATTTTGAACTCCTTTGTTTGATTGGTTTGGTACATATCAATTATATTATAATTAAATTATATTGTCAACAATCTTACTAAGATTAATTTTTATTATTTGCTAAACTTATAAAATCCTTACCTTTTCAATATGCCAGAACTTGTCGGGCAACGTTATCAACTAGGCCAACGCGTTAAAAAAGTTTCTTTTACTTCTTCAAATATTCCTAAGCGATACACAAATGGAAAAATAATAGAAGTATTCACAAAGCAAAACAGCCTTGGTTTTAAGCATCAATACTACAGAGTTCAATGGGATGATAAAAGAACATCAGAACACGCGCAGCATACATTAAAGCCTTTGACTTAAAACAACACACCCTGAACGCTGGGAACATAACTTGCGTCATATCTTTTATTGTCGCCTTTTGGGTATGGTTCTACCTTGTACTGCAAGTTCTTATTCATAATCTGTCTTTGTTTTTTATTACCTAGAAAATAAAAATATCTATGTTTTCGTGGGCGTTCTTTCATGTACAATCTATCGCCATATTTTTTTCTTAGTAACTCATGTTTATTAATATTCTTGTCTTCGTCATAACGGCCAACACTATCTTCAATAGAGCTATGGTGCATATGTTCAAGACCTTTTACAGCATAATCTTTAAATTTTGCGCTTAATCCAGTATAAATCCAATTTGTCGCTTGATATATAAAGCCATGATGCCCCTGTGAAGTATCAGCATAAGAAACAACAACTAAGGGTTTCGGCAATCTATTCAAGCAACCAGAAACAAAAAAGCTTAGAACATTTTTTTCTAATCCCTCATTGATTACTAATCTATTCAATTCGAGAAAATTATCTTGATACAGCCCATTTACAGCGCCAGATATTAAAGTATGGCTCATAGGCTTTCCGAAGCTACAAACACCTTGTAATAAATTCAAATTGTCATATAACCCAAAAGCGCAATTTACATTCGGCAATCTTCGCGCATAGTGTTTTTTTAAAAACCATTCATTACATTCTGAATTTTTAACACTTTTAATTGAATACTTTTGTTTCATAAATTTGCGGGATTCTATTTAATTGAATTGTCTTAAAATACCTAAATCTTTTGCGTTCTATATCTCTCAACATTTCAGCTTTACTTACTGTCTCTTTAAATTCTGTTATCCCATTAAATGTTCCAATACGAAAGAAAAGATCAGGCTGACCTTTTATTGGGAAGAAGTCAACCTGATATGAACCGCAAGGGGAAAGCAAAGAAGGGGTTTCAATAATCACTTGTTTAAACAAGGCAAATGGGTTTCTTCATCGTACATTGTTTCAGCTAAATCTTCAGGAGTCATAAAATTGTAATTGTGATTAAAATTGTCTCCGTTCCAACCTTGCCAACACTTAGGAAGTATCTCTTGTAATTTTTCAAACTTTTCAAATAATTCAGCCTTTTCAAGTCTCAATTCATAATCAATACGACCATTTGTTATAACAACTAAATATCCAAATTCGTTGTCGTCTTGATGCTCGAAATACCAGTTAACCTCGCGATTACCCATTATGTATTCGTGAGTTGTGATTGTTTTTTGAAATAACATTGGTTTGTTTGGTTTGCTTACAAATTAATTATAATATAATTGATTAGTATTGTCAACAGGTCTATTTTTTATTTTCCCAATCGTTATATTCTTCAAACAAATAACCATCAGAATTAGCACCCTCAGTAATAGCAGCAAGCGCCGCATCCCTTATATTTCCCTCTACCATTTCCGCTAATATTTTTAAACTTCCCAAGCTTTCCAGTTTCCTTTGTATCTGTGAAATTTTTTTAGATGCGTCTTCATACCCATCTTGTAAATCCCTTGTAGCTTCCTGTAACTCCTTATCAGCAATTATTTTTTCAGCATGATTTACGCGATTCAAAGGAGCGCTTTTTAAATGTTCAGTCTGTCTTGCAATACGCCCACCAATAACCAAAGCTAATAATTGATTAATTGCTTTTAACTGTTCCTGATCTTTCATGAATCCTCCTTTTGTAAAATGTTTTTCAAGCCTGATTTAATCAAGCCTTCCTTATAAACTTCTGCCCTTTTATCAATCTCTTCTTGCATCGCATCTATCTTTTTTAATTTTTTATATAATTGATATTTTTGATCTTCTAGTTCGTCAATCCTTTCATTCAAAGTTTTAATTGTTTCTTTTTGCTTTTCACAAATATTTTGTAATTGGTTGATCCGTACATTATTTGATCTAAGTAACTTATCATAATTTTTTGATAAAGCTTCGCGACTATTTTTTATAGCCTTTTTATTTTCAACTTTTAGTAATTTAAGACGTTTTTTATATTGCTCTCCTTGTGCTTTTAATCCTTTTTTTTCTCTATTTTTAAGCATTTGATTTTCTTCTTTTGTATATTGAGCCAATAGTTGATAATGTCTTATATCTTTTTCTTTTACTACCCTGTGATACCATTTCACCGCCATTTCTTTTTGTTCCTCCTCCTCCATAGAAGCAAACATACAATCAATTACATTTACAGTTTGATTTCCTGTCTTAAAGTTATGAATCCATTTACTGAGAAAAAACTTAAATTTCTTTAACTGTAAATTTGTTAACTCTTCTCGAACCATTTCAAGATTACTTTCCCATTCCTGATACTTTTCAACATCATGATCGGGTTCTCTTAGTTTCTTTTCTAAGAACTTAATTCTCATTTTTAAATTAAATTCTTGATCTTTATAATCATATCTTTTATTCATTTTCGTCATCCTCATATTCTGGGTAAGTCGGTTCGGGTTCTTCTTTTAAATCAATATCAGCCGGCGCATAATTTTTTATGCACTCTAAAAAATCAACTATTGCGTCATTGCTTGTTTCATCAAAACTGTTTGATGAGTTGCTAACGCATTGATCTATATATTCATAAAGTTTCATCGCAACACCTCACACGCTTCTTGTACATTCCCAACGCGGCAATCATACTCACTCATTTGAGTCAAAGCATCGCTAAACCCCAGATAAAATACTCCTGAAGCTGCAAGCATCATTAGAAAATTGCTCATTTTGCAACCTCCTGTTTTTTTTCTTGTTCTAACTGAAAGAAATATATTAAAGAACTTAGTTCTTTTAAACCATCTACATCTAATGGTTCTAAATCAATATCATTATCAATTTTATAAGAAATACATGATCTTAAAATTGTAAAATCATTATTAGTCAATTTCATTTGGTTTAATTGGTTTGTTTACAATTTAATTATAATATAATTATTTTAAGATGTCAACTCCTCAATTCATGATATATATTTAAGACATGGCTAAAAAAGCAACCAACGTTGAAATTGATAAAAGAATACACAAAGTTTATGATCTCCTCTTACAAGGTCATAGTAAAACTCAGATCGTACGACACTGCGCGGAATATTTTGATGTAAGTTTAAGGCAAACTGAAGAATATATGTCACGCGCTCGCATACTACAGAGCGAAGACGCACAACTGGAACGACCTCAATGGCTTGTAGGGGCTATCGCTAGGCTTGCAGATTATGAGCGCCGCGCCTCTTTAGATAATCAACTACAGGTCGCCATACGTGCCGTAGAAATGCAAGCTAAACTTCTTCGCTTTGATATGTCAGCATGACCCTAATTACTGACGTTTGTGAAAGAGAACCTTTACTTGGTTTTCTTAACCCGCCAGAAGAAAAAGATACAAATATAATTCTTGAACGTGTTTTATCAGATCTACATGAAGGACAGCTTAAATTTGTAAACGATACTGAAACCGAAATTCTTGGATTATGTGCAGGCTACGGATCAGGAAAAACAAGATCATTATTAGCAAAGTGTTTATATTTATCTTTACTGAATCAAGGATTTACTGGAATAGTTTTAGAGCCTACTCAACCACTTGTAAGAGATTTATTTGTTGCTGAATTTGAAGAATTTTTATTGAATTACGAAATTCCTTACAGTTTTAAATCCTCACCTCTTCCAGATTTTATTCTTCATCTTCCAAAAGGTGACACCCGCATTATGTGTCGAAGTTTCGAGTCATGGCAAAGGATTATAGGAATTAATGCCGCTTGGTGCTGTGCGGACGAAATCGACACAGTTGCAAAATCTATTTGTGATAGAGCCTTTCCTAAAATACTTGGACGTCTTCGCGCTGGTAAGGTTCGTCAATTCGCGGCGGCGTCCACTCCTGAAGGTTATAAATGGTTCTGGGAAACATTCGGCTCTGACGAAGCCAAAGATAAAACAGATAGAAAGTTAATAAGAATGAAAACAACAGACAATCCACATTTGCCATCAGATTTTATTGATAGAATGAAATTGAACTTTGACCCGAATTTACTCAAGGCTTACCTTGAAGGTCAGTTCATATCTTTAACAACTGGCGCCGTCTTCGATCG